GTGGATCTAGTGCATGTGCAATCAATCCTCTTACCTTAGCGAGTAGCTGTGCGCTCATTCGATAAGGTGAGGGCTGGAAATCGACTGCGTTACTGCCTGAGAGTGTGGCTGTACGCGCTTGCCAGATTTCAACAGCGATCATCAAAGCTGCGTTCTGAACTGCTGTGTCTGTTGTCCAGTCTGTGTAAGTAGTCGTGGATACAGAACCATAAGGAAAAATTGGGTGATAAGCCTGAGCAACAGTGTGGCTTGTTGCTACGCTGATTGAATAATCGCTTACTGCTGTAATTGTTTTAGTGCCATTATAAGAGGCACCTGAATTAGCAATGGTTACGCTTTGACCTACATAAAAAGTATCTAGAACAGGATCATTAAAGTACAAAGTGCCTGTTCCTACAACATTGCCATGAGCAACGGAAAACCACTTAGGAGCCCATAACATTGGAAGCAAAACTGCATCGGATGCGTCACAAACTTCTTGCAAAACGGCATCTGTGTATAGTGTTCCAACACCTAAAGTGGTGCGTAATTCACTAACTGTCGTAAGAGCCATTCTGTTTCCTTTCTAAAGACTCTGGGGAGTAGAGGGCTACTACTCCCCAGAGCGACTTAGTGTGTTACTTATGCAACCTGTACTGCGCGGAATGCTGATGGGTAGCGATTAACTACTGCAACATAACCATAGATACCGATTTCAAGTTGTCCGTTAGCGACAACATTTGCACGAATCTGAAGCGTTCCGCTTTCGTGGAATCGCATTGCCATTGTTGGATAAACAAGTCCAACCTTAATGCCTGCTGTACCGCCTGCGTAGTTTGGATCAACCACAAGGTTGAGTCCTGCGACTGTTCCGTTTGTTGAACCCTGTGTGATTAAGCCGTTAGCATTTTGTGGAGCTGCTGCCGCGTATAGAGGGCGACCAGTTGTATCAACTGCTCCAAGAAGACCAGCAAAATCAACATCATCGTTACCACCAGATGTAGCAACCAATAGGTTGTTAGGTGTCTGGCGCATTACTCCGAATGAGTCTGCAATCGACTTAGCAAGTGCTTTGTAGATTGTTGTAGAAGATGAATCTGATGATCCGTCTGCTGCAATCTTTGATGCGTATGCATCTGTCTTCTGTGCGTAGCTTGCTGCCAACTCACGGAGATACAGGTCAAGGAAGCTTGGGTCTGAACGATCAACGAGTTCAAGGTCGAGCTTTCCAGCTCCTGCAAACTTGACAACATTATCTTCTTGGAAGGTAACTGTTGTGTCTGTTGATGCAAACTCTGCTGCTTCTGCTGTCAATTCGACTGTAGCCTGTGTTCCAAGCTTTGGAGTGAAAATTTTCATTCCAGAAGCAGGAAGGGCTGCACGCTCGATGCTATCAATGAAAGGGCGTGATGAATCAATGATGCCGATTACATCCTTTAGGTATGTTGGTGGAACCATACCTGTATTTTCTGCAACTGTTGCAACCTGTAGAGCTGCAATTAGTTCGCGAGCATCTGCATCACCGCGTGATGCGTTAAGTTGTGCCTTAGCGTATTCGCCTGCTGTGACATTTAGGTTAAGGCGTGGGTTTGTGTAATACATTGCTGTAACTGTAGGACGAGCAGCTTCAACTGCTGCTGCCTCTACTGGTGCTGCAACTGTCTCTGGAGTATTCTCCACAGCTGTCTCGCTTTCTGTTTGTGGGTTTTCTTCAACAGGGATTACTTCCTCTGCTGCGATCTCTAGTATTTCTGAAGACGCAAATGCGGGAACAGTTACTAGAGAAACTTCTTTTAATTTAGCCGATGAGACGACTGTGTATCCATCTTTTGATGGTTGAGATGAAAGGATTTCAGCTCCGATGCTAAGTCCTGTAACGAGCCCTTCCTGAGCCATGATAAGTGCGTCATTACCGCCTGAAGAACGACTCAACTTAAAGGTTGCATAGATACCATCTGCGCGAGTCTCTGAAGCAGTCATTCGACCAATAGGCTTTTTTAGATCGTGCTGTGATAGCAACTTAATCTTTGTTGGGTCTGCAATCTCAATAGAGTTAGCTGCAAAAGTATAAGCACCAAGATTAGTATGGCCGATTTCACCAGTACCAAGAGGCACAATCTTTCCAGAGATTTCTCTGCGTTCTTCTGAGCATTCGATTGATGATGCTTCAATGTATAGAGTTTCCATTAGCTGCCATTCCCGTTAGGTGATAGGTCTTCCATTTGCATTGCTTGTTCTGTTGTAATTAAACCAAGTGCTAACATCTTTTCTAGCACTAGCAATCTTTCCATTGGCTCTGTACGCAAGAATGAGTCGTCTAAACTAAACTTGACATAATGTCCAGCAGTGCTGACATCATCCATGCTGAGCCTAGACTCAATTGCAGAAACATAAGGTTGTAAAGTCAAAGCAACTAATTGTTTTCTTTCTTCAATTACATTGCTATAGGTCATGCTTGTATTCATTGAAGCGGAAACATAATAAGGATCAACGGAACACATTCTGGCGCATTCAGTCGCTAATCCTTGAATTGCATCCTGATAAGCCATGTCCTTAGGACTAAAGCCTGTAGTTTGATAATCAAGAGTTGCAGTTAAGTAAGCAGTGCCATTATTTTGACGGGCGCGCTTCCATGCAGCAAGTAATCCAGTAACTTCATTAGGTGGAAGGTCAGCCCCCGAGTTTTTCAGGAACCCAGTTGCAGATGGCGTTTCCAGAGCTACGCTAGCTGCTTTCTGTGCATCGAGTGCAGCTTTGATAGTAGAACCACCAACAGCAAGAATGCCTTCATCTTTTTGGAAAGTAATAAGAGATCCGATGCCTGACATTGGAAGTGGTACGCCATCTAAATAATACTGTGTCACAAAATTATTTACGGAGTCTGTGTTAAATGTAACGCGGTTATTAGCAACCCATTGCGCGTTAGCCATTCTGTTATCTTCTAAATATGTTTCAGTAATTTGCCAATAACTGACTCCATACATGAGAAGGCTATCTAAAGTAAAATATAGTGTTTCAAATCGTGGCTGGGCTTTAGATGGTTGCTCTACCCATCGTGGTGGAGCGATTACTTCTCCAGTGGATTTCTTGTAATACTCTAAAGGGATACTTGCAATAGTTCCACAGATTAAATCGCGGCATCTTTTAATTGATGGCACTTGCAGAGCTTGGGCGCGAGTGACCATGACTGGGAAGTAATTGCCATATGTCAAGTAAGACTCGGACATAATTTGTGGAGCGTTTTGCGCTTCCAAGATTTG